CATCGGGAACAGGGGTTTCTGCACCCATCATATCTGCACCTGCATCAGCACCTAAATCTGCACCAGGGGCGGCGCCTGCGCCAATGTCAGCACCGGCTCCTGTAGCCATCGGAGCAGGCGCTTCACCTGCAACAGTACGAGCAGCACCATCCATTCCTTCTCTTGCAGCCTTAACAGCATCAAGCAGAGGAGTCAATGTCTGTGTTGCAGCAGCACCGAAAGCGGAAGCCTGATCAGCGCCAACACGATCGCGAATTGTATCCATCAATGGGGGAAGTTCTTCGTTAACCATAGCACTGATCTTTTCCACCATCTTCTGTATCTCATCTACCATGCCACGAGCAGCAACAATTGCTGAAGCCTGATCAACTTCACCTTCATTTAGTTGAGTACGACCTAATAGTACACCTCGAAGAAGATCTAATGCTTCTTCAACTGATTTTTTCTTTGCCATCTTAGTAGCAGTGGCATACATAACATCCTTACCACGCTTGCCATAACGCTTGTCAAAATCACCTTCAACTTTCTTCATGCTCTTGACATACTTCTCACGCTTCTTAGTCTCACCAGGTGATAGTGTACGTTCTGCAAGCATTTCACGACGCTCGTCTAACCATGTTTCAAGGACCTGACTTACAAGCAATGCTTCCATGTACTGTGGATTACGCTCTGCATGATGTGCAAGACTGCTGTTCTTAATATTTCTAATCTTATTTGAAACCTTATTAAGAGTTGAATGAGCATCTGACTCAGACAAATTTCTTAGATTTAGATTCCATTTATAAACACTTTTAAGTTGTACATTCAAGTCTTGACTTGTAATACGTTTGCCAAATTCATTGACGATCATGATTAAATCCTCGTTTAGTATATTTATTGCAAGCCGACAGATTTCTCTAATTCCGATATCTGTTTATATACGGAATCTAACTCAAAAGTTGTCCTACTGAGCCTATCTTCATATACTTCTTTATTATATTTGTTTGAAATCTTGTGTTCAAACAAATATTTGTCATGTTTTAGTGTAAAAAGTTTACTGTCAGTTTGCTCGACCATTGCAAGTAATCCAAACTTCTTCTTTACATGCAATGCAGCAGCAAGGATTGCCATCCTTACATTTTGGAAACGAGATATTTCTGAACCTAAAGAGTCCGTAAGAGCCCAATAGGTACCTTTAAGATGAATATTAAAGTTATTAACCTTATATCCATTCTTTGTTGTAATTAGAACCACTGAGTTTTTGGTTGCTTTTACTTGGTCTTCAACGAAGGACTGTATCTTGTGCAGTTGTTTGTTTGTAGCCATAGTACAATACTAACATACCCAATAACACAAATCAACAAGTTTAATGAATTACTTTTATTACATATAACGATAAGCCTATCAATGTAGTTAATAATGAGCCAATAATTGTCCAACCGATGCCTAGTAGTTTCTTATATGCCTGATTTTCTTTCTCTGCCAACAAGTCTTTAATCTGTTTTACTAATGTTTCGACGTTGGTGAGACGTGTTTCCATTCTCTCCATGTTATCCTTCATAGCATCATAACGCTGAGCACACAACTCGACATGAGCTTCTAGACTTTCTTTTTCAATATCTGTAGGTATAATAGGTTGTGTGGTCATTGCAATTCCATGCTTAGGATATTATTTATTTTAAAAGGTATAATAAATGTTGCAATTATCACCTGTAGATCTCAAACAACAGGGCGGAACAATAAAATTATTATAATCTATCATTGGTATTAGATCAGTATCGGATATTAATTTTGCAATGGGACTATGTTCGTCTGCAAACAAATCGGGGTGCTCTACTTCAAATGTAAAACTCCATATCTTTGTTTGTCCTGTATATGATTTACCAAATTGGTAATTGTCTAGATAATCAATTTGAAAACTGGGAAAATCAATGATAAAAGGTTGTGTCTTTAGACTGAGCAATTGGATCAATGTATTCCAATTTCTGATTTCAGATCTCGAACCTTTATTTGGTATATCAAATAGTGTATAGCAAGTATATGTAGTCACGACATACTTATACTGCCCAAATTCAAGTCAAAAAGAAAGGGCGAATAAACGCCCTTTCAATTCTAATATTAACTATTATTATGAGTATGCTAGCTTGAAACCAACATCGGTTACAAGTGTTGAACCTGCATCCAACTGTGGGCTGCTGTTACCATAACCACCAGCACCGTTACCACCAGTACGGATGATGCTCTGTACTGTTGCTGCTGAAAGGTTGTCGCCGCCTTCAATTAGTACGCTAACATTACCAGTTGAATTGTTTTCAATCTGATAACCTAGGATAGTTGCATTTGCACTAAGCATCTTGAAAATATCCTGAACTGCGCCATTAACGCCTAGTTCGCCACTTACGTCCTTTTGACCTGCTGTACCAGCAATTCTAATTCCGAAAGCCTTAGGTGTCTTACCGATTAGACTTACGAAAGTACCAATTGTACCAACACTACCATTTGTGCGATAAAAATCTGCCATCTTATTTCTCCAATATTTGCGTGTTTACGCTGTAAATATTTATGTCTGAAGACAAAAAATTACCTAACTGGAGTACCTAAATCAGACAACAAATTTGTCAAAAGTTTCTGTTTTTCTTTCTTAGATAGTCCATCAACAGATTGCTTTACAACATCAAATGTAACTGGTGCTGCTGCCGGTGCTCCGCCCGGCGCTGCTGGTGCTGCTGGTGCTCCACCTGGTGCTGGCTTAGTTCTTTTAGGTACTGGCGCTGCTGGTGCTGCTGGTGCTCCACCTGGTGCTGGCTTAGTTCTTTTAGGTACTGGCGCTGCTGGTGCTGCTGGTGCTGCTGGTGCTCCACCTGGTGCTGGCTTAGTTCTTTTAGGTACTGGCGCTGCTGGTGCTGCTGGTGCTCCACCTGGTGCTCCACCTTGTGCTGGTGCTGCTGGTGCCGATCCTGCCGGTACTCTAACTCTAGGTTTAGGAGCGCCCGGTGCAGGTGCTGCTGGTGCAGGTGCTGCTGGTGCTCCGCCTGGTGCTGCTGGTGCTCCGCCTGGTGCTGTCTTAGTTCTTTTAGGTACCGGTGCTGCTGGCGCAGGTGCTCCGCCTTTTGCTGCTGCTCTGCTATTACGCTTACGAATAGCATTGGGTGTATTGCTAGTTTGGCCTGCTACTTTTCCGCCTGTCTTTTTATTCGCAGTAGCAACTATATTCCCTGGAGTCATCCCAAGTTCTGCTGCTTTGCGCTTAATATAATCTTCTTTTCCGCTTTTATAAGCAGCCTTAATATCGTCCCAAAAGCCTTCATCTAAAGACTGTTCATTTAAAATTATATCACTGATCTTCATTACGAATCCTTCTGAGACCTCTAATAAATTTGTTAGGATCTTTATTTCTAATACTATTTATTAGTCTACGTTCTAACTCAGAAGCATCGTCGCCATCGTAGGATTCGTTTATCATTCTAAGTAAATTAATTGCTGAGTTAATGATATGAGTTGCCCTGCTCTCAATCACAAAATCTTTATCGTGATGTGGGACAATGTTACTAATTTCATCTAATATACTACGAGTAGTTTTGCGCAAAATCAATCCTCAAAATTATTTATTGAAAAACATGTCATATAGAAATTAACTCGTAGTTTTGATTTGCGATAACATCTGCTTTAATTTACTGCTTTCGACATTAGCAGTAATCTTAGGTTCTTGTCTTTCTGCTGGTCTTACCACTGGATTAGAACGTATCTGTTCCATAATACTGCTGGGCCTCTTAGAAATGCCGCTATCCTCTTCAGTAGCATCCATGATTCGCAATGTATCAACATCAAATTGAAGTTCGACTTTTTGTCCGACACCACTACTACTGCGTGTCTTCATACACTGTAATTGATATCTACCATGCTCGCGCATTGCACGACTCGTAAAGATACCAAACAGGTTATCTGCTGTATTAATCTTACTGATACCGCCACTGATATGACTGTGATCAAATTCGATCTCTTCAACTGCACTGCGATTCAACTGACTGGCTGTCACTAACAACATCTGTAATTCTTTAGCAAGATTGCGAACTTCTTCTGCAACATACTTGTCCTTGACGAACAGATCGCTGGGACTTACTTTAGCACTAACCGGCATCAGTAGATCCATATAATCTAACATAACAAAGTCTAATTTCTTACCAGTCTTAATCTGTAGTTCTTTAAGATAAGCACGAATATCATTTACGTTGCTCTGTGCAGGCATATACTTGATCTGTAAGTTTCCTGCTTTCTTCCCGACCATACGAATCTTCATGTCCACAGTATCGATTTCTTTGAAGATATCCTTGCTGCTAATGTTTGCAAGCATACTATCGATGCGCATACTAGTCAGTTCTTCGCTGAGTTCTAGTGTTATATAAACACCGTTAAGTCCTAATAGCATCCAATTCACAGCAATGTTCTGCATAAAC